AATAGGAGTAAAACATGCCGTTACCAAAAGAAGCAGAAGGAAAGCCCGAATTTGAGTTTGAAATAGAGGGCGAAGATCAGGGTAAACCCGTAGAAAATGAAGTAGCAGCTAAGGGAAAACCCGAAGTTGATATAGAAATTGAGGACGACACGCCGGAGGAAGACCGAGGCAGGACGCCGCTTCCGCAGGAGATAGTCCAAGAATTAGAGGCAGACGAGTTAGAAGAGTATTCCGATAAGGTAAAAACTCGCCTGAAGCAGATGAAAAAGGTCTGGCACGATGAGCGCCGGGTCAAAGATGAGGCCGTAAGGGAGCGGGAAGAGGCTTTAGCCTTTGCTAGAAACGCTCTTGAAGAGAATAAACGCCTGAAATCTAGGTTGACTGAGGGGGAGAAATCCTTCATAGACACGGCAAAAAGCGCTGCCGAACTAGAGATGGAGATGGCTAAACGAGCCTATAAAGAGGCTTATGAGTCTGGAGATTCTGACAAAGTGGTGGACGCGCAGGAGCAGTTAGCCGCTGTCAACTATAAACTCCAGCAAATAAAAAATTACAAACCCTCTTTACAAAACAAAGAAATTGCTGTAAATAGTCCCCAAGAGCAAGTCCCTAGGCCGGATCCAAAAGCGAGTTCGTGGCAAGAGCGAAATCCTTGGTTCGGTAAAGACAGGCTAATGACTAGTTTGGCATTAGGGTTGCATGAGGACTTGGTTGCCCAAAATGGTCAGGCGTATGCAACGACTGACGAGTATTACCAGCGTATTGACAAAACAATACGTGACAAATTTCCCGAGAATTTCGGGGACGAGATTAAAACGACTAACGGGGGCGGCAAGCCCGTTACGCGCACCGATAGACCTGCCACAGTAGTTGCTCCGGCATCGCGTAGCACATCCTCCAAAAAGATAGTGCTTAAGCAGTCGCAGTTAATGATTGCTAAGAAGTTAGGTTTAACCCCCGAGCAGTATGCCCGGGAATTTGCGAAGACACAGGAGAACTAAAATGGCAGAAAACAGACTTGCACGCGAACTTGAAAATCGATCAACCGTAGAGCGCCCCAAGGCTTGGATGCCTGCTTCAGCATTACCGGAGCCGGATAAACAGCCGGGTTACGCATACCGTTGGATTCGAGTTGCCTCAATGGGACAGTCCGACGCCAAAAACGTTTCCGCTAAAACGCGGGAAGGGTGGGAGCCTGTACGAATTGAAGAGCAGCCTAAGTTCCAGATGTTAACTGACCCCAATAGTCGCTTTAAGGACAATATTGAGGTCGCCGGACTGTTACTCTGCAAGATCCCTGTTGAATTTATGGATCAGCGTAAGGCTTATTACGCCAAGGCCACAAAGGACAACATGGAAGCCGTAGATAACACGTTCATGAGAGAGAACGACCCGAGGATGCCGCTCTTTAAAGAGCGTTCTTCTAAAACGTCGTTCGGTAAAGGTAAATAAACTTTTAACGAGGTTAAAAAATGGCATATCCCACCGTATCAGGCCCTTACGGGCTTATTCCGATCAATTTGATCGGCGGTCAGGTATTTGCTGGTGCTACTCGTGAGATCCCCATTGGTTCCGGTGAGACAACCGCTATTTTCTTTGGCGACGTTGTGAACCTGAACTCCGATGGTAATGTTACGAAACTAACCACCACAAGTTCTGGCTCTGTAGTTGGTGTTTTCCTTGGTTGCACCTATGTCGATCCGACACTTGGTCTGACCTTCCGTCAGTCGTACCCCGGTGGCTTAACAAACTCCACAATGCAAGCGTATGTGCAGGACGATCCGGATGCTTTGTTTAAAGCCGCAGTGTGTGACACTGGCACCACAACCATCAGTTACTTAAATCGTACTGATGTTAACCGTAACGCTGCTCTGGTTCAGAACACCGGTTCTACGACCACAGGTAACTCGGCTGTAGCCATCAATGATGCTACTGACACTACGACGACCCTGCCTGTTCGTATTGTTGATGTTGTACCTGAGACGGCAATTGCTGGCAATCCCGGTTCTTACACGGAAGTAATCGTGAAATGGAACTTTGGTGTGCACCGGTATTACAACGCCCTTGGCGTATAAGGAGCATATTAAATGGCTATTTCTCGTGCACAACTACTGAAGGAACTCCTCCCGGGACTGAACGCTTTGTTTGGTCTTGAGTATGCTCGCTACGGCGAAGAGCATAAAGAGATTTTCGAAACCGAAACCTCTGAGCGTTCCTTCGAAGAAGAAACAAAACTGTCTGGCTTCTCAGCCGCTCCTGTCAAAAACGAAGGTTCTGCCATCGCTTATGACAACGGACAAGAGGCATGGACTGCTCGCTACAACCACGAAACCATTGCTCTTGGCTTCTCGCTGACGGAAGAGGCAATTGAGGACAACCTCTATGACTCCCTGTCCAGCCGGTACACCAAGGCTTTGGCCCGTGCTATGGCTTACACCAAGCAGACTAAGGCTGCTGCAATCCTGAACAACGGCTTTGACACCAATTATGACGGTGGCGATGGCGTAGAACTGTTCTCGACTGCTCACCCCCTAGTTTCTGGTGGCGTAAACAGCAACGAACCCGCAACTCCTGCCGACCTGTCTGAGACCTCCCTTGAGGCTGCTGTTATTCAGATCGCTGCTTGGACGGACGAGCGTGGCCTGCTGATCGCTGCAAAGCCGCGTAAATTGGTCGTTGCTCCTTCCAACATGTTCGTTGCGACTCGTATTCTTGAGACGGAACTGCGCGTTGCTACGGCTGACAACGACATCAACGCTCTGAAGAGCAATGGTTCGATCCCAGAAGGTTACTGTGTAAACCACTTCTTGACCGATCCTGATGCTTGGTTCTTGACGACTGACGTTCCTAACGGTCTGAAGCACTTCGTTCGTACCCCGATGGCAACATCGATGGACGGCGACTTCGACACCGGTAACGTTCGTTACAAGGCTCGTGAGCGTTATTCGTTCGGCTGGTCTGATCCGCTAGGCGTCTTCGGTTCACCGGGCGCTTAAGTTGTAGGAGGGGGGGTTGCAAAACCCCCCTTTTGTTGTATTCTGTAAGGACTAGGATTTTACTCGTACCAACTGACCTAGCAGACTTAGTAGAGAGGGTACGAGGATGTGCTACTACACGAGGACAATATGGCAACTACTACCTTTTCCGGCCCAGTAAAGGCTGGCACAATCAAAGATACTACCGGTACCACGGTAGGCACCGACGTAGCAAACGTAGGTTTTGTTTTGATGGCTCAATCTGCCTTAATCGACATTATTGGCGCCACTTCAAACAACCAAGTCGTGGCTACTATCCCTGCAAACTCACAAATTGTTGACGTTATTCTGAACGTCGCAATTGTCAATAACGACACTGGTACAGCCACTGTTGAAGTTGGAACCTCTTCTGATGCTAATGCGTTTATTCCAAGCACTAGCGTTAAGGCTCTTGCGACCACTCGTGGAACTCTGGATACAGAAGCCACGAACGTCGGAACAACAGATTTGCAGGTTCTAGTTGACTTTGCTGCCCAAAACGGTGACGGTACGACTGGTTCAGCAACGGTAACTGTTCTTTATATTCAGAACAACAACTTAGCGTAATAGGAGGCTGACATGGCTTCCATGCAATATGATGTATTTGGCACAAAGCCGTTAACTGCTACTGGTAACTTTAAAGACCAGAACAATAACGACATTAACCGGACTCGTATCAAAACCATATATGCGGTAAATGGTACGAACGCCGGGTCTGTCGTTATCCGCGAAGGCGGCGCTAGTGGTGACATCGTGCTTACTGTAAATACTGCCGCAAGTGGTACGGCTGGATACACCATTATCCCGTTACCGGGTGAAGGTATTCTGGTCAAAACCGGCACGTTACATGGCACTGTTACTGACACAACCTCAATGGTACTTTTCTACGGATAACCAAAAAAATGCAAAATGAAAAAGGTTACACGTTGGCAGGCCGTCAGATTTTCTTTGGCATCCCTGCTTACGACCACAAAGTTTCACTCAAGCAAGCAATCTCACTTATGCGTTTTGCCCAACAAGCGCCGCAGCATGGGATTGACATTATGGTTGGAAGTATTTGTGGGTGCTCGGTAGTTTCCCGGGCACGTAATCTTTTAGTTCAGGATTTTTTGGAGTCTAACGCTACAGAGTTGATGTTCATTGATGCGGACATTAACTTCCAGCCAGAAGACATTATTCGGCTAATGGCATGGATTTCTGAGCCAAATATCGACATTGCTGCCGGTATCCCCTGCGCCAGAAAGACCGAAAAGACCTATATCGTCAAGTTAGACGAAGATGGGAACGGCGTCACTATGAACGGCATGGGGCTAGTACGCGCGCAACGTGTGGCTACCGCCTTCATGATGATTAAGCGTGAAGTCATTGAGAAGTTGATTAAAGACAACCCCCAGTGGAATTACTGGGATAACAAGACCGAGCGCACGCTGTCTGCCATTTTTGACTTTGCGGTTAAAGATAACTCCTACGTGGGTGAAGACTACCTATTCTGTGACCGCGCCCGTGCGGCAGGTTTCCAAGTCTGGGTAGACCCAACTATTAAGTTGGGGCACATGGGAGTTCAAGAGTACGAGGGTGATTATGGCAATGAAGCCTTCTACCCACGGCTCGTTAAAGATGGAAAAGTGGCAAATGGCTAAGACTCCTGCGTGGCAACGCAAAGAGGGTAAGAACCCAAAAGGTGGGCTAAATGCTAAGGGAAGGGCATCGTATAACGCTGCTAACCCCGGTAAGCCCGGCTTGAAGGCTCCGCAACCCGAAGGCGGCTCACGTAAGAAGTCATTCTGTGCCCGCATGACGGGTATGAAGAAGAAATTAACCAGCGCTAAAACCGCTAACGATCCAAACAGCCGTATCAATAAAAGCCTGCGGGCGTGGAAGTGCTGACATGGAACAGTTTTTCTTAGTTGGGTGGTCTGCCCTACTAACTGCTTTTGTAGCAGTAGTTGGGTTTATTGCCCGTGAAAAGAACGAGAAATTAAAAGATCTCGAAGATAAAGTTAATAACGCTAGAGTGGAGGTGGCCCGTGAAAACGCTACTAAAACAGAAATTGCACAACTTGTTGAACACTTTGACACAAGGTTTAACCGCCTTGAAATCAAAATTGATGGCCTTATTTCAAAGGGGTAAATGATGCTAAAAGACATTCCGGAAGATAATACCGGACTTCCTAATCTACCTGAAGCTGTTCGCAACAAAATGGGGTACAAGCGTAGCGGTGGCAAGATCCCTACTATGAAAAAAGGAGGTTCCGTTGGCTCGGCTTCTAAACGTGCTGATGGAATTGCTATGCGCGGTAAGACTAAAGGACGGATGGTGTAATCATGGCTGACGATAAAAGAATTGAAGGCCGCACTACTTATATAGAAGAGAACATGAAGGATGGGGTTCTTAAAGATCTTGTTATGAAAGTTAGCAAGATGGGTGATGCTGTTGGGTTTACTCAAGAAGACAAGTACAAGGGTAAAACCAGAGAAGAGGTAGCCAAGAAATCTGCGCCTGAGAAAAAGCGGGCTGGTGGCGCTGTTAAGTCATCCGCCTCTAAGCGAGCCGACGGTGTTGCTATGCGCGGTAAAACTCGCGGAAGGATGGTGTGATGCCAGCCGTATCAGCCAAGCAAGAAAGGTTTATGCAAGCAGTGGCTAATAACCCAAAGTTTGCAAAAAAGGTGGGCGTACCAACGTCCGTAGGCAAAGAGTTCACTAAAAAGGAAGGTGGAGTCATGAAAGAGTCAAAGGCAATGATGAAGAAGGAAGTGTCCTTTATGAAGAAAAAGGGCGCCCCCAAGTCCATGCTCAAGCATGAAATGAAAGAAGCCGGTATGAAGAAGATGCGTGCTGGTGGTCTAGCTGGCGGTCATAAATCTGCTGATGGCGTTGCTAAAAAAGGCAAAACCAAAGGCAAAGAAGTAAAAATGATGGGCGGCGGGATGTACAAATGAGGCCAAGCCGGGGGATGGGGGTAATTAACCCCTCTAAAATGCCGAAGGCCAAGACGATCACCCGTAAGGATGATCCGAATAAGGTCAAGATGTTTGCTGAAGGCGGTGAGTCTAAGGTAAACGAGGCTGGTAATTACACCAAACCCGGCATGCGTAAGCGCTTGTTTGAAAGTATTAAGGCTGGTGGCAAGGGCGGTGCTCCGGGTCAATGGAGTGCCCGTAAAGCCCAGATGCTGGCTTTGCAGTATAAAAAATCTGGTGGTGGGTATAGAGATTGAAAGCGCCCCAAAAAAGTCTGAAGGCATGGACAGAACAAAAGTGGAGAACTAAGAGTGGCAAACCTTCTACGCAAGGATCGCAGGCTACAGGGGAAAGATACCTCCCAAGCAGCGCCATCAAAGCGCTCTCCCCGCAAGAGTACGCCGCGACCACCCGCGCCAAGCGAGCCGGTAAAGCAGCCGGAAAGCAGTTCGTCGCCCAACCTAAAAGGGTGGCTGCAAAAACTGCTAGGCATAGGAAAATAGGATGAGCACTACTGGAACGACCAACTTTAATCTACAACTCAACGAACTCGTTGAAGAGGCGTTTGAGCGAGCCGGTGCTGAGTTACGCACGGGCTATGAGTTACGCACGGCACGTCGTTCCCTAAACTTATTAACGATTGAGTGGGCTAACCGGGGTATTAATCTCTGGACGGTTGAGCAGGGGCAGATTTCTATGGCCCAAGGACAGATAACCTATCCGCTCCCAATAGATACCATTGATTTGATGGACATGGTGATTCGTACCCAGACCGGTATTAATCAGTCAGACATTAATATCAACCGAATTTCTAGCAGCACCTACTCTACGATCCCCAACAAGAACGCTCAAGGCCGACCCATTCAGGTCTGGATTAACCGGCAGACTGGGTACAGTTATCTTTCTAATGTCACCTTGAGCGGCAACATTACGTCCTCGGATACGACCATAACTCTGAGTTCTACGGCTGATCTAGCCAATGTAGGCTTTATTCAGATTGGGTCAGAAGTCATTGGATACAGCGGAGTTAGCGTAACTGCTCCTCTAAATCAACTCCAGAACTGCGTGCGGGGCGTAAATGGTACAACGGCTGCTGCCCATACATCGGGCGCGGCAATAACGGTACAGAACCTGCCATCGGTTAACGTCTGGCCCGCCCCAGATCAAGGATCTACAGCGGCTCCTTACTACACATTTGTTTACTGGCGCTTGCGTCGGATGCAGGATGCCGGTAATGGTACGTCCACAGAAGATATTCCATTCCGCCTTCTCCCATGTTTAGTAGCGGGGCTTGCTTACTACATCGCTATGAAGATTCCAGAAGGGGCGCCTAGATTAGATATGCTGAAAGCGGCTTACGAAGAGCAGTGGTTATTGGCTTCAAGTGAGGATCGTGAAAAGGCTGGGCTGCGGTTATCGCCCCGGCAGTATTTTTATTGATGGTGGGCTATGTCAGGGCCAAAGTTTGCTTCTGGTAAAAAGGCAATATCGGAGTGCGATAGATGCGGTTTTCAGTACAAGTTAAAGGAATTGAAGAAGATCGTCATCAAGACGAAGAACATCAATTTGCTAGTTTGCCCCACTTGCTGGGAACCAGATCAGCCGCAGTTGCAGTTAGGGATGTATCCTGTATACGACCCACAGGCTTTGCAGAACCCAAGGAAAGATACAAGTTATTTTCAGGCAGGTTTTAATGGGACACAAGTTGATAACATTAACCCGCCTGACCCAGATGCAACCGATGCCTTTGGTATGCCGTCTGGAGGTAGTAGGATCATCCAGTGGGGGTGGAACCCTGTTGGCGGGGCAAGAGATAATGGGTTAACGCCCAATAATTTAGTTGCACAGGGCAGCGTTGGAACCGTAACAGTAACTACTTAAGGAGTTTAAAATGAGTCTTAAAGAAGCATTAAAGAAACACATGGCTAAAAAAGGCGCTCAGGCTCACCCGGACGCTAGTGTAAAGAAGTTGGCTAAGGGTGGTAAGACTAATGCTCAAATGAAGGCTATGGGCCGTAATTTGGCAAAAATTGCCAACCAGAAAAAGCCCATGTCAATGGTTCGTAAGATGGGGATCTAATATGGATAAGCCAGTTAAGCAAATACCTATCGTACCCAATAACAACGGGTACCCAAACAACGTGCCTAACACCCAGACGATGCGTACTCGTGGTACTAAGAACACCACTCGGGGTAACAGCAATAGCAAAAAGATGGGCTAAATGAACTACACCGAATTAAGCGCCGCAGTTAAGGCTTATTGTGAAAATGACTTCCCACAGGTAGTGGGGTCAGGCAATCTTACGTCTGCTGAACAGATAGCGATATTTGTTCAAAATGCTGAGGAGCGGATCTATAACTCTGTCCAGATCCCAGCCATTCGTAAGAATATGACGGGGGCTACAACTTCCGGCAATAAGTACTTGGCGCTGCCACCGGATTGGCTCTCTACATTCTCCCTAGCGGTGGTGTGTAACGGCCCAACTACCCTCCCAGACGGGCGGGTTTTTGCTTCCGGGGACTATGTGTACCTACTGAATAAGGATGTGAACTTCATTCGTGAGGCATATCCAAGTCAGACGGATACGGGTTTACCCATCTATTACGCTGTTTTTGACTACAACACGTTCATTCTTGGGCCGATGCCAAACTCAAACTATACGGTTGAGTTGCATTACTTCTACTACCCAACCTCGATTGTGACTGCTGGTACGTCATGGCTTGGGGATAACTTTGAGTCTATTCTCCTGTACGGCTCTATGCTAGAAGCGGCGTCGTTTATGAAGTCTGATGCCGATGTCGTCACTATGTATAAAGAGCGCTACAACGAAGCCATGCTGCTTCTCAAGCAGTTGGGCGATGCCAAGGATCGTCAGGATGCCTATCGTTCTGGTCAGGTGAGGTACCCGGTCAAATGATCCCTGATCTGTCCGGCAAGAAGATCGCAATCGTGGCTATGGGTAAGTCCCATAATCAGTTTGTGCTGGCTAAAACCCACTCTCAGCCGATTGACGAGGTCTGGGCGATCAATGCTATGGCAGGCGTTATCTATCACGACAGAGTGTTTATGATGGATCCAGCGAGCCGATTCTTGGATTCTGATGACGCTGGCACCCAGACTGGGATTATGCGGTCTGTTCTTAAGTCCCACCCCGGCCCAATCTATACCTGTGAGTTAGATGACCGTTGCCCCGGATTAGTAGATTTCCCCCTCGATGAGGTCATGAACGCCTGCGGAACGGGGTACTTCAATAACACGGTTGCTTACGCTATTGGATATGGCATTGCAGCAAAAGTGGCTGAGATGCATCTTTACGGGATTGACTTCTCCTACAAGAAGGTTGTGCATTTTGCCGAGGCTGGACGGGCCTGCTGTGAGTTTCTACTGGCTAAGGCTATGGAGCGTGGCATCAAGGTTGGAATCGCTCAAGGGTCTTCCCTGCTAGATACAAATGAGCCAATAGCAAGTAAACTCTACGGGTACCATAGATTGGCTGAACCCTTGGTGGTAGGCATTGAAGACGATAAGTTTGTGACCAAAAAGTATTCGGAAATCAAAGATTCTTTAGAACCACAGGAGCCTGAGTACCGTGCTCCAGAAGCGCTGAGGACTTAATGTTTGAAGTAAAGATGGGGCAGATCCATAGCCCAATGATTAAAACCAGCGACTTTGGTGGCTTGCCGCTAGAGGATTTGGCTGAGGTATGCGCCGACAAGATTTTGGGTGT